TTGTTTCCGACATTATATTCTCCGTCTAGTGGACAATTAAGGTCAAGGTATTCTCCAGCATCTACGATAGCCGCTACACCTATCTCACCTACACGATCAGCGTCTTTCTCAAGAACCTCAAGCTGCCACTCATCATGTACGTTACATACAAAGTGAGCGTCCAAGCCTTCCTTCTCAAGCTCATCGTTGAACAGCACCAAGGCTTGCTTCATAACAATAGCACCAGCACCTTGTAATAAAGTGTTAAGTGCTGAATGTTCTGAGCGTACAAAGAGCTTACGACCATCTAGCCCTTTGAGGTAGCCTCGACCTGCCGCTCTCGCAACTTTGTTTTTGAGATTTGTAAATGCTGGAAGATTATCAAAGAAAGATTTTCTAAGTCCCTGACCAACTGCTCTGCCTCCTCCAGCCACGCTTCCAAGCTTTTCATCTCCTGCTCCGTATAAGAGTGCATAGATGAATGTCTTAGCCTGATTTCTTGATTCAAGTCCCGCAAGTTTTTGATTAGCGGTGTGTACATCTCCGTTAATGATTTCATTAGTATAGTCCTCGTCTTCCATATAGTGAGCAAGCATCCTAAGTTCCAAGCCACTAGCGTCTATACCCACCAGTTTGTATCCCTTTGGTACAGTCCAGCAAGCTCTACAGTCCTCTCCATATGGTGAACTAGAACTGGGTACTTGAGCCATGTTAGGTTCACGATGAGTCATACGCCCCGTTATAGTACCGTTAGGTATTACAAAGCCATGCACTCTAACATCCTCTCCAACAGATTTTATCCAAGATTTTATCTGTGCCTCACGTTTCTGGTACATCAGATAGTCTTTGATTAGTTCTGCTTCAGGTATACCTTTGATATCAGACAGGGTTTTCTCGTTAACAACTGGCCTACCATTGACAGTAAACTGTGTAGGCTTCCAGCCAAATGAGACTAGATACTCGCCAACTTGCTTCCTAGATCCTATGTTAAAGTCTACTCTCGTAGTCCTAGTTGTAGAAAATACAGCAGGTTGTGACAAGTGTGCATACTCTTCATCAGTAAGCCTAACGCCTTTACCTGATGGTGTGTCCCAGCTACCTGTTTTAGCAACAGAGCCACTAGCATTTTCTCTGCGATAAATAAGACGCTCATCCATCTTAGGTCTGAACACCTTACCTACTGCCTTCTCTGTCTCTGCCATCTTCTCACGCATCAAGGCCAGAAGCATTGTCGCCTTGTACTCATCGAAGTAAAAGCCATGCTGCTCCTGCTTCTTGAGTATCTGAGCTACTTCTTCTTCAAGCGCCATACACTCAGGGCTAAACCCTACACCTTCTTTCTGTAATGCTTTATATACTTTCACGTTAACAGCTACGTCACGCTTACAGTACTCAAGCATATCATCTGAGTATGAATCAAACTCTTTAAACTCAATCTTAGCCAGACCTAGTTTAGCTCCCCATACTGCAAGGCTGTGACCGCCTTCACGTACAGGATTAAAGAGCCTGGAATATACAAGAGTGTCTATTAGTTTCTGACATCCTAGTTTAAAAGAAGTTAGATTCTCAAGCACTGGTATGTCAAAGCCAATGATGTTATGTCCTGAAAGCTGCTCAGCCTTATTCAAAAGCTTAACACCTTCTTCAATATCATCAGGGCCATACGACCATACCTGACCTGTATCTACTTCTTGTGCTACTAGGCACCATATCTTAGTGGCATCTAAGCCATCAGTTTCTATGTCAAATAACAACTTCATTCAAAAGCCAACCCTGCTTCCGCTTCAAAAGCTATATCAGTATCGTCAACTTCTCTAAGTCTACCAGTATCTTTGTCATACTGTAGGTAGGTAGCGATACCAACATCGCCTGTGTACCTAGACTTCAAGATACGGACACGGGTAGTAGAGGCCACCACTGGATCATCAGCCTGTTGATTACGTTCAAGAGTTATAACGCAATCGGATATCTGTGCAATGGATTGACTGCCTCTGATGTGGCTCAGATCTGTCTCTGCACCCTTCTCATGGCCTTTGTTACCATCTATACGTCTTAGGTGTGAAACCAGTATAAGACCTGCTCCTGTCTCTTCAGCGAGGCTACGTAACCTAATCATAATAGAGTCAATGGAGCGCCGTTCATCGCCTTCAAGCGTAGCAGATACCATCATGTGTAGGTGATCTATCACTACCCACTTACACTCACAGCCCACGATCATATACCGTAGCTTTGAAAAGATACCTTCAATGTCATTGGAGCCGAAGTGTGCGTGTATCCAAACCCTATCCTGATTGTCGTTGTCTACAAATAGATCATCAAAGAGAATGTCTAGCTCTTCTCTTGAATGTTCTTCACGTATACGATCAATGTGCAACTTAGCATTAGCTTCGACAGAAAGGATACCATCAACAGTCCTAGTCCAATCTTCTTCAAGAGCTACGATGCCTATGTTGTCATCAGTCTGCTTTATAAGCCAGTGTTCTAGTTCGCGTGTAACACTAGACTTACCTAAGCCTGTGCCACCTGAAAGTAGTACTAGCTCGCCCTGACGTAAGCCTTCTAGCTTCTTGTTCAAGCCTTCCCAAGGATACGGAATGGACTTCTTCTTAACCCTGTTGTGGAACTTGTCTTTGTTCTCACTGACATTCATCACGCCGCTAGGTGTATAAGTCTTAGCGTTCCACCAAGAATTCACATAGGCACCATGCTGATTATGCCGCAGCATATCGTTAGCATCTTTGTGACCATCAGGCATGACCATGATCTTAGCCTTGTTAGGCTTGAGTAGTCTGGCTACTTTCTTCGCAGCCTCCTGTCCAGGTTTATCAGCATCAAAGCAGATGATGATGTTGTCGAATCTTTCAAGGAACTCTATCTGATTCTTAACATCTTTCTCTGCGCCTTGTGCGCCGTTCTTGACTGAGACAACGGGCCATTTAGAGCCTAGCAATTCGTATGCAGCCATAGCGTCACACTCACCTTCAGTAAGTGTAATGTACTTGCCGCCTTTATCACCAACAGTCTGCTGTCCAAACAAACCACAGTCAGAGATAGGGCCAGCCGCAGTAAAACCTTTAACATCTACGATGCGTGTCTTGTATGCGACTTCCTCAGAGCCGTTGTAGTATGGATAGAAATGTCGTGTAGTGTCTCCGTTGTTGTTATGTGTAGACCTAACACCATACTTCTTAGCTGTGGCTAGGGTTATTCCACGATCCTTCAGCGCATAAAAGTCTCCTTCTCTAATCGTTACGCTGTCTTTAACAAGCCTTGGAGTAGTTTCCATAGCTTCTCCCGTATAGTTTCTAATGTATGTACCACATGAAAAACAATGTGCGCTGCCATCTGCATTAACGCCTAAGCATCCTCTGTGGTTACAAGCTGGGCAGTCTTTATGTGTTTCTACAAAAGACATTGAACCTCCTAAAAATAAGGGGCCTTTACAGCCCCTTTAGTTTAGATTTCATGTGAGTCTGATTCGACAGGTTCTTCAGCCGCCTCCTCTTCGACTAGCATATCATCGGTCAGTTGTTGAAGTACTGCTGCATTGAAACCTTGAGCAGCCATTTCTAATTTAGCTAAGGTCTTTCTAGCTTGCTGTATTTCTTTATCTGTTTCTATAATTAAAACAAAAGCACTCTTACCTTCATCTGTAAACCTATCTACAGCGTAGGTTCCAGATTCAGAAGTGTATGTCCATCCTTGACTGTCGCTCATTGTGCCTCCTTTAAAATGCTAGTGTAGTTTCGCCGCCAGCAGCGCCGTATTCTTCAAGCTCTAGGATCTGCACAGCCTCCAAGATAGCACGTTTGTACTGCTTGTTAGGGCCGTATGTAGCTGCTCGCCACTGCACAGCAACCTTAGAACCGTTACCAATCTGCACATCTATCTCGTTCTTATCAGTATCAACGAGCTTAGGTACAGGATTAGCCTCGCCCTTGCCATTGATCTCCCATTGATAGAAGTGAATCACTGGATCTTCAGTGTACTTAGCACGGCCAGCTTCCTTCAGGCCCACGTTAAAACCAGCATCCTTGAACTTTTGGAATAGTTCATCAGACACAGCAAGGTTAATCTCATACCCGTTAGCTGTCTGCTGGTAGTTAGGCACAGGAACCTTAACGTGTGGATAGTATGCAAGTCCTTCAAGAACCTGGGGTATACCGTCAATCATTCGCATAGAACATTCTCCTCATAGCTTTCAATGAATGGGAAGTAAACATCATGCAGAACATCAATGTCTATACCTTCCCCTACTTCCAAGACTTTCGCCTCGTCACCGTGAACACCAAGTATAGCGCACTTGTTTTGATATAACAAGCCCATATAACTTGATGTCTTAAACTTATAATACTGTCCATTTGTCATGGGTAACAATGTATTCATTACCAAGTCCCCAAGTCTTCAACGAACTCACTAAACAATCTTTCCATATCTCCATCCTTCATTCGCCAATCATCAACCTCTTGGCATCGGTCAGAAACAAAACTAAAAAACTTATATTTAATATTTTTATTAGGCGGCTCAGTAGCTATATTTAAAGCCCATAACTGCGCCCACCAATCATCTAAGCCTGAATAAAACTCATCTCTAGGATCAATAGAACTCATTTATTTCTCCTTAAAAACTGTAAAAGATTTTAGCACAAGTCATCATAAAAGTCAAGCACAGATTCACGATCAGGATTAATTAGTTCTGATAGTGTGCTTTCAATAAGCTCTGCGCGTTCAAGTTCTTCCATGTCATCCTGCTCACCGCTGTAGTAATAATACTCATTGTTACTTTCTTTATCCAAGACGCACCTCCACTGGCATTCTCTTATCTAACACAGATACCTTACCACAGATATCTTTGATGCTTACAGGGAACTTACCCTTAGACACATAGTAGGAACGTCTACCTATGTGAAATCCCGTAAAGGAACGTCCACTGCTGACACCATACCGTCGTTTCTGTACTCGCTTTCTATAGATCATCTTAGTCCTCGTTTAACATTAGTCCAGTTTTAATAAAGCTTTGTTGGTCAGGCGTTAGTGCTGTAGGCACCATACCCTTCCCTGTTCTCAGATACATAAGATACATACGATATTCCTTCTTGTCAATAGGTACACTTAGTACCCTGTCTGCACCTGTACGTGGGTGCCTGGCATTAACAATCACTTCGCCTCCTCATAAGCTAGTTGTAAATAGTTTTCAATGAAAGTAATCACAAACTCCTCGCCGTGTTTAAGACATAGCAGCAGAGCTTCCTCGCGTACTAGGTTTGTTACGGGCTGGTCTAGCGTATAGACCTGTGAGTATTTAAGTATGTGGTTACTAACATCAATGACGTTCTGCATTATGAAACCTCAGAAACTAATGGTGCATACTCTTGATTTTCAGATACGTTGATCACTACAACGTCATCATTCTTAGGGCTTGCGCGTAATGCTACAGCAACAGTGTCACCTATCGCAGCCTTTTTGTTTATACCCTTGCAAGAGAAACGACGATCACCTCGCTTGGTTTTGTAAAATGATAGCGTAGTTTCTGCGCCATCAATATACTCAGCCGATACAGTAATCTTTTCTCCATTCCCTAGCTGGTCATAGTCAACACCTACCAGCCTTGCCAGCCTACGGATAGATGAGTTTGCATCTATGATAGACTTTTCGATCATGGTCTTAGTGAGTTGGATAGTTCCAACAGTAGTTCGATTGAATTGTAATACACTCATTATATCATTCCTTTTTGGTTCATTAGTTTTTTAGTAGCACACTTACCGCACAGTGTTTTTACCCAAACATACACCATCTCTAGTGGATGCCCAAGCTTCTTACATTCTGCACATCTTATTTGCTCCTGACTCATATCTTCTCCACCTTTTCAATCTGAAAGAAGTCACACTTGTCCAAGAACAACTCCATAACCTTAGCCTTAATCAGAGCGTCGGTAACTAAGTCGTTTGCATCCTTTGGATTCAGTGCCGTAACACTGAAGCACACATCAACAAAGTATTCCTCTGGCTCCTCATCAGGAAGATTCCAAGGCGCTCTAGGATTAGTTAGGTCTTCATCGGCACGATCAATCATCTTACTCACCAGCAAACTCCAAACGAAAATCGTCGTTGTGAAAAAAAGTAATCTCTACCTCCTGTTTAAAGCCCTGCATGTTTCGCATAGAGCGCAGCACAGTCTCAATATTGTATGACTCAATACCTGTTTCACTTGCTACTGCTTCTATGACTTCTCTATCTGGATGCATAGGTTCGCTATACGTTACGAGCAGTGTAGTCCAGCCATTCTTTTTATTCGTAACGACTCTGCAATTAGTTACATTGTGTAAGTTTATCATTTGTTTAT